TCAGGCGCAACAGCATACGCCTTCTCCCAGCACTGGTCCGCGAGTGCCAGCGCGTTGTCCATGCGTTCACTCATATTTTTCCCCGAGGGTGTTGTATTGTTGTTGCTTGCCGGTCGGTACTGCACCGAACGCGCTCGGTATGGTGGCACCATAAAGAGATGTTCGTGCAGGGTTCATCATCGCGCGGAGGTCGCTGGAATTGTCGTTGATGCGCTTAAACAAAGATCCAGCCCCACCATAGTAGTCTTCGAGACCCGCCTCTTTGTCGAGCACTTGCTCACCCGCCAGCTTCCTGAGCACCTGCCCGTTGAAGTGGTCTCGGTATGCTGTCTTCAGCCCCTGCTCAAGAGCTTTCTTTTCTTCGCCGGTCAGGTAGTCAATGACGGGCGAGATGACGCTGTACCACTCTTTGGAACAACCTCCGTTCGTGCCCACGAATTCCTCGGGGTGTGTCTCCATGCGCTTGAGCATGAGTTCAAGTCCTGTCAACATTGCTTTCTCCTTGGGTTAATAAAATTTATCCTCTTGCGCGGATGGCGTAGGCACAATCGGCTGGAGTCGGCCACTTGCAGCATTCAGTGCCTTCGGCGCGGCTCTCCATCTCATCACACAACTTCGCACACGCCTCGCGCTCGGCTGCAACAAGACCATGCAGCCTCTCAATTTCCTTCTCGGCGTCCCTGATGATGGAGCCGTAAAAATTGCTGACCTTCACTGCCGCCATACGTCGTGACAGTTCAATGTTGACCAGCGGGCCCGGCTTACTCATACCTTTCTCCTTTAAAGAACTGGCATCAACCTAGCGTCCCACTGAGGCGTGGGAGGCTAGGTTGGCAGGGCGGGGGTTACTTGGCCTTTTGGATCTCGCGGTCGAGGTACCAGCGCGCTTTGCGCAGGTTCTCTAGGCGATCACCCTTGTGGTCTGCGCGGGTGATGTACTTGACCACGTTGCCAAGGTGATAGTTCAGGCCCTTGGCCTCGATGAAGTCGATGGTCTCGATGCCCCCGCCCGTGTAGTGAGGCGGGTGGTTGACCATGTCGAGGGCGGGTGCGGACAGCCGTTGCTTGGGTTGGGCCAGCGCCTCATCGCGGCGGTTGATGTACTGCTTGCGCGCGACCGACATGAGCGCGTATGCGTAGGGCTTTGTGACTTTGAACTTCTTGGCCACATCAGCGGCGGTGGTCTCGGGGTTGTTTGCCATCATGTTGGCGACTTGAACTGCTTTACTCATCAGCCTTCTCCTTCTTGGTTCGGCGTTTCACAGATACGATCCCAGCCTGAGTCGGCAGGTCTCGCGCGTCTTGCATCTCATCGGCGTACAGGTACGCCTTCATTGCCACGTTGTGCGGTTCTTCTCCTTTCATAATCAAACCAATCATGGCGAACCCTGCGTGGAGATCACGCAAGTTGCTTCGGTCTTCTTCATTCATTCTTGGCTCCCATGTCCTCTAGCAATCCTTCCAGTTCAAAGTAGCCACTCTCGTTGACGACAATGGCCTCCGCCCCGGTGTTGCGAATCTCGGCTAGATGTTTCTCCTGCAACGCAGTGGTCTTGCCCGTACCTGCCTTGGCCTCGATAGCTAAGAACCTACCGTATGGTGGGACGCTACATAGGAAGTCAGGCACACCCGCGTTCCCAAAGCCCGTGCCAATCGGCATGGCGTAGTACACGTTGCGTCGTTTAAGAATCGCTTTGATCTTGTCCTTGACCTTGCCTTCAGGTGTTTGTGCCACTGTTCTTCTCCTTGAGTCGGCGGTACGCCGACACGTTGTTGTGCATCGCCCGGTGGTCACCCGCGTTCTTGGTGAGGATCTGCGGCTCAGGGAACTCGGCGAACTTCACAAGGAAGTGCGACCCAGCGCGAGGCTCCGCATCGATGATGTGAAACCCTTTGCTGGCGTAGAACTTCGCTTGATCACGCAGTACTCTTGGTATGGTCATTTAACGTCCCACCCTTCAGTGAGTCTAAAATCGGTCGGCTCAAGATGAGGCAGAAGTACGTCTCGCTCACGCGCCAGCCGATGGTGTCGAATTCGTCAGACATGGTGTTGATGTAGACAGCTATCTTCTGTAGCTGTAGCTCGTTGATGAGTTCAGGCTGCTGCGATGCGAGGATCATTGCCATCTTCGTCTTGAGCGGATCAGGCAATGTCTCCTCGTCGTAGTAGCGCACCAAGCCATCAGCCACATACACGATGTAGCGGTCGCCGAGCTTTCTCAGTGGCACTCGGATCAAGTCCCACTGTCTTGGATGAACGACAGGGCTGAGGTGGCCGATCAGGTGCATGATGTGACCATCCACGTGCAGTCGTGATCGCCGGGCGATGTGTTGTAGAAGAACACCGCGTCAAGCCCCTCGTCGTAGGTGTCCGCGATAGGCAGCACCCCGGCTCGTGTGTACGATTTGTTCTCATACGCCACCTTCACCATAGTCATCAGCGGGATGAGTTCTGGCACTTGCTCGTAAGAGCGATAGCGTTTGAATTGTTCAACTACTTCCCACTGCATCATGCCGTCTTCAGTCCCACTGAGTTTGAACTTGCCGATGAGGTAGTCGCCTCGCCCGTCCACCCCGACCATGTGGAAAGGGTTGCGGAACATGCGATCTACTTCTTCGTTTTTGAGCTTGCCAACTCTATCAGCTTCCTCAAATTTGTCAAGCGTTTCTTGACATTTATTTTGGTCTACCTTCACCCAATCGCTATTAGGACTTCTACCTAGCGCCATCAAAAGAATCGCATGAATCTCATCGTTGGTAAGCGTGTTCTCCTTGTGGCTCTTGCCTAGCGATCTCTTCATCAGTTCGACGGCGTTGCGCAACAGGCGAGTGTTCTTCTTCGTCAGGTCGTCTATGTTGGGCACAACCTTGCGTCGCGTGATGGTCGCCATGAGCGATGACAGTTTGGTGCTATGCAATGTCTCCTTGTCCTCGCGGCTCTCACCACGATCCTTGAGGAAGAACGGCGACCGATAGAAATACTCCATCTGACCGCTGCCATTCTTTCTAGCCCACACCTTGCACACAGCCAGACCGTTGTCGAACGCCATGAAGCATGTGTCAGCCGTGCTACTGCCGGGAAGAGAGAAAAACCGCAGAACCTTCAAGCCGTACTTGAATTGAAGCTCACGCACCAGTGGGAGCACATTTGACGCGCCGAGCGCGCGATAGGCTTCGTCATCTCCAAAGCCGTCGAGGAAGTATCGATTTACTGACATGGTTTCTCCTTAAAAAGTTACAGTTCTGGACACAGCTACGCGATACCCGAGCATTTCAATCTTCTTCAAGATGTCGATCGGAAGAGTCTTCATCCCTGCGATCTCAGCGAACAGCTTCGCCTTGTCGCATACCGGGTAGTACTTGGGCTGTCCGTAGACATCGCGCACTTCTACTTCAATCAGCATTTCCATCTCGCTTCTCCTTCGTTAGTTCGTCCAAATGCAGCAGCACATCACGCCACAGCTTTGGCTGTTGTGTGCCGCCAGATAGTTTCTCAAGACACTGTAGGTGCGCGAACTCACCGTGTGTCTTGATAAGTTCCTCCGCTATCTCTTTAGAGAGACGGTGTCGCGCCTCAGGGGATGTGGCCGTGCCCATGTAGTTAACCTCCGCTAAGGCTAGGGTGATGGAATTCCTTGTCCAACTCCAATCTTCAAAACCGCCGCCAAGCAGACGGCCGATTATGGTGACGGCATCAGTCACGATTGACCACAACCTTCTTGCCGGGAACCTCGATGCTCTTGTTCTGCGTAATCATCCACAGCGTTGGGCTAGAGATGTCCCACTTGATGTCGTTCTCAACGTACCCATCGGTGAACACGATCACGCACTCGGCTTGCAGCTTCTGCTTGTTGATGTAATCGCTGACACAGCTAACGTGCGTCCCACCCCCACCGAGGGGCTTGAGCAGCCCAGCGATGTTGGCGTAGTCCTTGTCAAAGACTTGCTCACCATGCACAGCCGTGTCCCACCACAAGATGCGAACTTTCTCCGGTTCACAGACCTGACAGATAGATGCCAGTTCCGAGGCGAACTCAGTCAACTCTGCCGAGCCAATCGAGCCTGACGTATCGATGGCGACAATGACCTCGCCGATCGTCTCGTTCTCCACGTTTGGCAGATAGATGTCATTGGCCATGTGCCGCTTGTTCATGCGACGCCAAGTGAACTCATCCTTGCCTTTGACTGTGGAACTCACAAAGTCACGCAGGGCCTCACGCCAGTCGATCTTGGGTTCAAGCAACTCAGTGATGGCGCGGGGCAGCTTCGCACCCATGCGGCCAGCCAGCATCCCACCCTCACGTAGGGCTTTATCGATGGAGTCGTTGATCTCCTTGATCTGCTCGTGAGTCATGCCGTCCAGCAGCTTCTCAAAGTCATGCTCGTCTTGCTGAGAGATGTCATAGACCTTGCCGTTGACCTCGACGGTGTCCCACTCCTCTTGTTGCTGTTGCTGCTGTTCTTGTTCCTGCTGCTGTTGCCCGTCGTCATCTTGCTCCCCACTGGAGGGTGGGACGCTACCTGAGCCGCCGTTGTTGCACGGCTTGCCCGGTTGGGGTTTCTGCTTCTTGGGGCTAGGCTTGGCGTGTTGCTTGAGATAGTTGTAGACCTCGCGCATCGACCAGTTGTGGAACATCGCGTCATAGACCGCGCCATCGGGAAGCTCGACGATGCGCTCGTGCGAACCAGCGACAGTGCCTTTGATGTTCTCAATGATGTCGTTCACGACAAAGTCAGCGGCAAGGTTGGCCATCTTCGCGTTCTCTTTGAACATCGACTTGCCGAACGGGATCTGCTTGAGCGCCACATGCAGGTTCTCGTGCAGGATCAGACCGCGACACTTGGCCTCGCTCAGGATAGTCTCCAAGAACGGACGGCTGTAGCGCTTGTTCACACCGTCTGTGTAGGCGGTGAACTTCTCATCGGACACCTCAGTTGTGCCCATCAACATCACACCTGAGTACAGGGCAGTCTCGGGATGCTTCATCAGCGCCACGTGGGCGCGCTTGATACGTGTCTCTTGTTTGTCTTTCATCTCACACCTCTTTGAAGTCAAAATGGTTGTCGGTCTCGGTGACTTTCATCTTCCCCTGCGCGATGCGCCGGAAAATTTCGCTTGTCATCATTCGATGAAGTTTCAAGTCATGCTTGGCTTGCTGCCACAGGGCAGTCGCCACGATGCCCCAGATGAACAGGGCGAGTTCAGTCATCGTGATATTCATCACATCTCCTAGTTGATTAGAGACCCACGTGGTCGTGGGTTGTTACTTGGCTCAGAACAAGTCGTGGTTGTCCTTGGCCCACTCCGCGATCTTCGCGTTGTTGCGCGCCAAGCGCAGTGCCTTGGGGCTGCGCATCATCATGGTGAAGAACACACCCTGCACCTCAGAGGACGGGATACGCTCGACGAACAGCATGAACTTGGTCAACTCGTCCTGCGTCGAGAGAACGTCCACCGCCTGAAACATGATCATCAGTTGCGCGCTCACATCCTTGGGCACTTCAATGTCCTCGGGGTTCTTGACGATGTCCTTCACATCAGTGAGAGACTTCTCAAGCGAGAGGAACGCAGCCATGTCCCCAGCCGCCGATGCACCGATGGTGCCAGCCAGTGCAACCTTGACGGCATTCTCAGACAACGCATCACGATTACGCACGATCACGTCAGCTTTGGCCAGCGAGCGCGGCGAGACGAATGAGAGGCTCGTCATCGAGGGCTTGAAGATGTACGGGTTGTCGGCCTGATCTCCGTCGATGTAGGACGCCAAGCTGCGCGGGAACATAGCGACCCACGCACGGATGACACGCGAGACACCATTGGCCGACGCCCACGCCAGCCACTCGTCAGGAGTCGGCTTTGCCATACGCATGATGCACACCCGATTACCCGCATGGGCCAGCATGGAGTCGCCCACGCCGTCGCTTGCGTTGTTAGATGTTGCAAACACGATGGACTTCGTGCCATCCGCACCGGTGGGCAGGGGCACATCGCCAGCCATACGCTCCAGCATCATCCGGGTGAAGATCACCTGCAACAGCTTGGCAGACTTCATGAACTCGTCGAGCAGGATGCACTTGGGCTTGCCGTTACCTAGTTTGAACAGGTCGGCCACGTAGTACTCAAGGCTCTTGCTGGTATGGTTGGGAATAGTCATACCGATGTCCGACATGTCCTTGACCGGGCAGTCCACGTAGATGTAGTCGAACTTGTCCTCGGGGAAGTCGTCACCGGGCTTGCGCCACTTGTCGCCGTTGTCCTCGGCGATCATCGCCAAGAGGGAGGTCTTGCCACAGCCCGGCTCGGACTGGATGACGGGAGTTAGATCCCCACCGATCAGTGGGATGATCTTTCGCAGTTCGTTGATGGTGACGGTGTTGACGAATTGAACTTTAGACATGACTGACTCCTTTACTTGATGATGATTGCCACAAGAGCGGCGACGATGAGATACAGAAAGCACGCGGATGCTGCGATATGTTTCACTTGAAATACTCCTTGGTGACTGAACTGACTGATTAGCTAGGGATTGGACTCACACGCATTTGAACGCGCCGAACTTGCCAAGGATGGAATCGACATCCTCCTTGACCGCCGAGCGCACAGCG